GTACAGAATTTGCTATTAAAGTAGACGCTGGTCACTCGTTCATTTATCCAGGTGATAATAGCGGTGGCGTTATCGATACGATGCATGCAGGAGGATCAGCATTAACCGTATCATTAAATGATTTAGTAGATATTACAGCTCAAGCAGATACAGCTGCAGTTGATTTAGAGGTATTTGTAGGAAGCGCTTAGGATAAATTATGGCATCAACATATACAAATATTGGCACAGAGTTAATGACCACTGGCGAGAACGCCGGTAACTGGGGAACAAAAACTAATACCAATCTACAAATTATAGAAGAAGCAATTGCTGGTTATGCTACACAAGCCTTAACAAGTGGCGGTACGGTAACTCTAACTTATACAGATGGAACAGTAGGCGATGTTGCTCGTCATGCAGTTATAGCTTTAACAGGTTCACTTTCTGGTAATGCAGTTGTAGAAGTTCCATCTAATGAAAAAATTTGGATTATAGATAACCAAAGTACAAATGCATATACAGTTACAGTAAGAGTTAATGGTCAGTCAGGTGTCACTTGGGGAACTTCTGATAAAGGAACAAAAATTTTATACGCTAACGGAACTGATGTTGTTGATACAAATATTGGTGGTGGAGTTGGTGGGCATGATTTAAATGGAGAAGAATTAATTTTAGATGCTGATGCAGATACAAGTATTACAGCAGACACCGATGATCAAATAGATATTAAAATTGCAGGAGCTGATGATTTTCAGTTTACTGCGAATACTTTTACAGCTCAATCAGGTAGCACAATCGCTGCACAAGCTTTAACAGCGACTACAGTAACAGCAAGTGGCATTATAAAAACAGATAGCACTACTGCCGCAACTTCAACAACTGATGGTTCACTACAAACAGATGGTGGTCTTTCAGTAGCTGCAGATGCTATTATCGGTGATGACCTTAAATTATTAAGTGACTCTGCTGTATTAAGCTTTGGTGCAGATTCAGACACAACGGTAACACATACTGATGGAACAGGATTAACTTTAAACTCTACAAACAAATTATGCTTTAACGATGCAAGTCAATTTTTACAGGGGTCCAGTGCAACAGTATTATCTATTGGTGCAACCGATGAAATAGATTTAACCGCAACGGCAATAGATATTAATGGAACTTGTGATATCAGTGGAACTTTTTCACTTGCTGGAACGAATATAACAACTACTGCAGCAGAAATTAATTTAATAGACGGTGGTACTGCAAGAGGTACTACAGCAGTAGCAGACGGAGACGGAATATTAATTAATGACGCTGGTACAATGAGAATGACCACTGTTCAAACTGTTTCTACATATATGGCTGCTGAAAGTGTTGGTGGTAGTAATATTGTTACAACAGGTGCATTAAATTCTGGATCAATTACTTCCGGATTTGGAACTATTGATACAGGTTCATCTACAATTACAACAACAGGATTAATTAGTGGTGGCTCATTAGATATTGATAACGTTTTAATTAATGGAACAACTATTGGTCATACTGACGATACAGATTTATTAACGGTAGCAGATGGTTTATTAACCGTTGCAGGAGAAATATCTGTAACCACATTAGATATTGGTGGAACGAATGTAACAACTACAGCAGCAGAACTTAATTTAATAGATGGTGGCGCTTCAACAGGTACAACTGCTGTTGCAGACGCAGATGGTATTCTTACAAACGACGGCGGCACAATGAGATTGACAACTGCCGCAACCTTTAAAACATATTTTCAATCAGGTGTTACCGCTTCAGCTATTGCAGCAGATGATATTTCAGCTGGTGATGGAGCAGTTAATCTTACAACTTCATCAGGTGATATTACTATTGATGCAGCAGCAAATAATAGTGATATTATATTTAAAGGAACGGATGCTACTTCTGATATTACAATGCTTACGCTTGATGGTAGTGAAGCGGGTGCAGCTACATTTAATAATAAAGTTGTAGCAACAGAATTAGACATTTCTGGCAACATGGATATTGATGGAACATCAAACTTAGATGCCGTTGATATTGATGGTGCAGTTCAATTAGATGCTACACTTACAATAGGTGCTGATGATCAAGGTTATGATGTAATACTTTATGGTGATACAGCAAGTGCAAATGTTACTTGGGACACTTCAGCAGATGATTTAATATTTAATGGTGCCGCAAGAATTGTGGTTCCTGATAGTGGACTAGTTCTAGGTAGTACAGCAGTAACATCTACAGCAGCAGAATTAAATAAAGTAGATGGAGCGGGTACACTTGCTCAGGCAGGAAAACAGACTATATGGGTTCCAGCACAAGCTATGACACCTACAGCTTCAAATGGTTGTGCTACTTTAGCAACTGTAGAAACAACATCAGGTAGACCTGATATGAATGTTTTAGATTTTGATAAAGATAGTGATGAATTTGCACAATTTGCAGTAGCCTTTCCTAAATCATGGAATTCAGGCACCGTGACTTATCAATTTTTCTGGTCTGGTTTAGCTGCAACAACAACAGTTACTTTAACTTTAGCTGGAGTTTCTTTTGCAGATAATGATTCTATTGATACAGCTTATGGAACAGCCGTAGCCGTTGAAGATACTGCTCAAGGTGCTGTCGAAGAATGTTTAGTGTCTGCCGAAAGTGGCAATGTTACAATTGCTGGCTCTCCAGGTGACAATGAACTTACTTATTTTAGAATTGGAAGAGATGTATCTGAAGACAACATGGCTGGAGATTGTAGACTACACGGTATTAAATTATTCTTTACTACTGATCTTGCAAATGATGCATAGAAAATATTAATTATGGCTTCTTTTGGTTATCAAATTTTAGGGTTTGGCGCAGGCGGTGGCGCACCACCTGAATTCATATCAGCTTCTGGAGGTTGCGTAACCACTGATGGAGATTTTAAAGTTCATACATTTAATAGCTCGGCCACTTTTACTGTCTGTTCTGTTGGCAATGAGGGTGGATCAAACACAGTAAATTATATGGTAGTTGCTGGTGGTGGTGCTGGTGCAAAAGTAGGAAACGCTGGTGGTGGCGGTGCTGGAGGTTATCGAGCAGCAGGTCACGGCCCAAGTCCTTTACAAGGAAGTGCCTTACCAGTTTGTGCGCAAGATTACCCAATAACAATAGGCGGTGGAGGATCAAATCAATCACCATCTACAGGAGCATCAGGATCGAATTCAGTATTTTCAAGTATTACTTCAGCAGGTGGAGGCGGAGGACGTGGAGACGATGGCGGTATGCAACCAGGAAATGCTGGTGGGTCAGGCGGAGGAGGACCTGGACACCAAACTCAACCTTTTTGTGGAGGAGCTGGAAATACTCCTCCAGTATCACCACCACAAGGAAATAATGGTGGGAATGGAGCAGGTGGAGCAGGAACTTTTAATTCTGGCGGAGGCGGAGGAGGTGCTCTTTGTGCAGGTATGGTTGGTAAAAATCCAACATCAGCACCATGTGGACATTCAGGTAGAGGTGGCTCTGGCGCACCAAACGATATTACAGGCTCAGCAACATTTTATGCAGGTGGCGGTGGAGGTTCTCCACCAGGCCCAAGTCCATGTATGAATGGAGGAGTAGGCGGAGGAGGAGGTACTCCTAGCCCAAAATGTGGAACAGCCAATACTGGTGGTGGAGGATCTGGTGCTAGCCCTGCTGGAGCAGGCGGTTCAGGAGTAGTAATAATAAGGTATAAATTTCAATAAATTATGGCACACTTTGCAAAAATTTCAGAAGATAATGTAGTCTTACAAGTTGTTGTAGTTGCAGATGCAAATACAGTTAATGAAGAGGGCGCTGAAACTGAATCTGTTGGACAAGCTTATTTAGAACAACATTGTAATTGGCCTGCAAATCTTTGGATTCAAACTTCTTATAACACAGAAAGCAATGAACATAAATTAGGCGGAACTCCATCTAGAGGCAACTATGCAGGTATAGGTTTTACTTGGGATTCGGAAAATGAAATTTTTTGGTCACCAAAACCTTATGATAGTTGGACTAAACACGTTGCTTCCGCTTCTTGGAAATCACCGCTTGGTGATTCCCCAAATTTAAATTCTGAACAACAAAATCAAAACAATGCTAAATCCCATACTTGGACATATCTTTGGCATGAGTCTGTGTATCAATCAGACAATACAACTGGTTGGGTTTTAACAAATTTTGGTGTTCAACCATAATATAGATTAAACTTTTTAAGCACATTGACATTTTAGCTCTATTCATTTATAAGAAAGTAGAATGAAAAAGAAAGTATTAACAGAGATAGCATTATTTTATGGAGACGTTTCGATGCCAAAAGGTTTTGAAATTGACAGGTCTATATTAGCAATAGATACTTTAAAACATTCCTTTAAAAATTTAAGTAATTCTACTTTAGATTTTCCATTTTCAAAATCATGGGATATGCTTAATACTTATTTCAGAGATTATATAAAAGTTAAACATAATTTAACTTTAGTTAATAAAGATACATGGGGAAATCTTTATAAACCTGGTGAAGTTACAACACCTTTATTACAGATAGATAAAGTAGATTTAAGAAATTCACCTGATTATGTTTTATTGTATGGAGTCAGCAGTCAAGAATGTAGTGTTCGAATACATTACGATGATAATAGACGTAAAGGAAGAACTTTGGATATGAAATTAAAAGACAACCAATTTATTATGTTTCCTTCAACCTGTATGTATTATTTAACTAATCAACAACACAACATATTAAATTTTGTTCAAACTATAACCTATGATTTTATCTAATTATTATTGGTATTTTAGGTCTGCATTAACTCCAAGATTTTGTGATGAAGTTATTGAGTATGCTTTAGCTCAAAAAGAACAAATTGCTAGAACAGGCGATTACCAAAATAAAAAATTATCAGAAAATGAAGTTAAAAATTTACAAAGAAAAAGAAAGTCAGATTTAGTTTGGTTTAGTGAAAATTGGATTTACAAAGAATTACACCCATTTGTGCATGAAGCTAATAAAAAAGCTGGTTGGAATTTTGAATGGGATAGATCAGAACCTTGTCAATTTACTAAGTATAAATTAAATCAGTATTATGATTGGCATTGTGATAGCTGGCCTAAACCTTATGAAAGAAAAAATCCCAATGCTTTAGATAAAGGTAAAATAAGAAAACTATCTATGACTTGTCAATTAACGGATGGCTCGGAATACAGAGGAGGAGAATTAGAATTTGATTTTAGAAACTATGATCCTCATATGAGAGATGAAGCTAAACATTTAAAAAAAGCAACAGAGATATTACCTAAAGGTTCTATTATTGTTTTTCCGTCTTCTGTTTGGCATCGAGTTAAACCTGTAACAAAAGGCATTAGATATTCCCTTGTAGTATGGCATTTAGGATATCCATTTAAATGAAAATTTTAATTGTAGGCGGTGGCAGTGCCGGATGGATGACTGCAGCAACTCTAGAGTCTCAATTACCAGAGCATCAGATATCTTTAATTGAATCTAAAAATACACCCACAGT